ATGGCTCTTTGTAGCACCAGGAACAGCAACAGTCTTACCGTTGTGAGTCTCGTCTAGGGTTGTTAGTGCGGATGCAGAAACTGTTAGACCGAGAACGATTGCTGCTGATAGAAAAAACTTATTCATTATTATTCACCTTTCTTGATTAAATTACTTACGCTTGCGACCCTTCAAACGACGAGCCTTGCGCTTCTGACTGCCGACTTTACGGCGACCCTTACGTGGTCGATTCTTACTTGGCCATGGCATTATGCACCTCCATTGTTAATAGGTTTATTATACCTTCTTTTTCAAAAATGTCAAGTGTTTCTTGTGTATCTTACACGAGATCCACGAGTTATACCATTGATCGGACTCGAGAACATCGTTCTGAAACTGATACTTGGATTCAAAGTATGACATCTCGCCTTTCGAAGAACAGAATCTAAGAATCTCTCTTCTGAATTGATCTTGGCCGAATATGTTTACGTGATGATTTAGCTCTTCATTAGATCCAAAGTAGTCTTTCCAATCAGACTCTACTTTGTATTTCTTTTTCTTACCCTTGAGCTGTTTTGTTTTTGAGAAATAAAAATTCTTCTTACCGATATATTTTCTTTCGGTGCGAAGATTGGTAATTATATAGACGAATCCAATATAATTACCAATATCTTCTACAATCTCACCTTTATAAATCCATGACATCCCGAATCTCCTTCGGGATATTTAGTCCTCTTCGTATTCTTCTTCGTCTTCATCTTCTTCGTGATAACCAATCAATTCACAGATAGCTTCAATAAATTCTAAAGAATTTTCAACTATTCTATCTGTTTGATAGATAGTCTCCGAACAATCAATTTTGTTTTCTTTAATAAATTCTCTACAAAGATCGAATAATTCTGCATCAACCTTCATTTATTATTCCTTCTTTTTGTTTTGTTGATAAACCACAGAGCCATAAATCTCTTCATAAGATAAACCGTCCGGCACAGCCGAAGATGCATTAACTGAATACCATGGGTCAAATACTGCAGTATTAGAAGAATTTATACATGCATTACTAGAAGCAACAGCCGTTACGCTAGAAGTAGTCGAGCAATATGTTTTAGACGGACAATTATGATATCCACAAACATATCCATACGCTTTACCAGCCTCGAAAAATCTACCACAAACAAAACAAGTATGTCCAAAACTCGGCTTCTTATTTAAGTAATCATCTTGCAGATTTGGTTTGTAAGGGTTTGAAGGAGGGAGACCTTCGGTCTTACCTCTATTGTAACCAGCTTCCCAGCCATTTTGATATCCGGCAGTATAACCGTTTTGCCAATCATTAGTATTCATACTGGACCCCATTTACCCATTGGGCAACTTGAATTATTAATGTGAGTTTTGAGAGGCATATAACACCAACATAATTTACAATATTTCCATCGATGTAGATGTTCGCACGCTTCGCAAATTTCTATTCTTTTATTTCTATCTTCTTGGGAAGCTAAGAATTGTTTTTCAATTAACCCAACATTCTTAGCTTCCCACTTTTCGTCTATCATATTTCGCAATTACCCGAAGTACATGCTAGTGTCTGAACGCCCTCGACATTGTCATCCATCTCAATAAGAGCATCCCAATCGACTGTAGTTGGAATATTTTTATTTAGATCTTCGTAATCAGCTTGGGTAATTGTCTCGTATGGAGCCTGACGATAAGTTCCGCCATCATGCGGTAGGAATGATACGCCAGACATTTCATCAAAGTGATCATAAACCCATGCACCAACACGTGGCCATTCTTCTTCCTTTACGTTAATAGTAACGGATGGCTTATGCTCGCACCAATGACGCTGATACTTCAACCAAAGTTCTAGATGATCAATAGCTGATACATTCTCTCTGGTAATTGAAGTATCTGGTAGTCTCATTGGAAACGAAAAGACAGTAGTAGCGTGAGGCTTAGTAACGTCAGGTTCATGAGGCACACCAGCATCAATAAGATGCTTTGTAAGCGGGTCTTTGTTATCGCTACGCACACGACGGATATAATAGCGGTCATGACCGGGATGAATACCACTAGGGGAAAGAACCAACTGCGAAACTGTCCCTGAAGGTTTAACGCAAGTAATTGCAACTGACTGATTAATTCCAAGTTTCTCACTCCATTCTTTATTAGTATCAATAGCAACCTGACGCAGACGTTCTAGTCTTGCAGGTAACTCTGGATCGTTATAATCATTCATCAACGGACAATCATAAATGCCAGTAAATGAAACGCCAAGTAGTCTTTCTTCTTCCGTATTCTTCTGCCAAATCTTACGTAGATATGGGAAATATGTCATTGTTGACTGGAAAGTACCAAGTATACTTGCAACTTTAATCTTCCTAGCAAGTGATTTCTCAGTATCAGACTCTCGTATAACGACTTCCGTAAGGTTACAGAATTGATATGGTCGCAGGATAATTTCAGAGCAGGGATTAGTGCCGAATTCAAACGATGGGTCTCTTCTACCGCTCTTGCGTGCCACTCTTTGAGATGCTTCTCTACTGAAGATACCTCGTTCACCCGACTTCGATTCATAGATTGCGAGCCATTCTGACATGAACTGTCCGACGTCTGGCTTTTCTGTGTAGACTGCTGAGTTGTTTGAAAGAGCTCTTTGAACATTTGCTTCCCACCACTGTCCTGCTTTAGCATGACGCATACGATCATCTGATAAGTTAGATAGGGAGATCATTGCTGAACGACGAACACCACCAACAACTACGACCTCCGCAATTTTGCACATTAAATCGTGACATTCTAGTGAAGTTAATTTTCTACCATGTGCATTTTTAAAAACCTTTACAACGAATTTAAATAATTCGTTTAGTGGTTCTGGACCACTTGATCTTCCTCCAAAAGTTTTTAACTGAGCGCCAGCTGGTCTTAAATTGGTTAGATTCCACTTTGGTATTTCTCCAGCATATAAAAGTGAAATAAGCATACGTAGAGCTTTAGACCAACCTTCTTTGCTATCTCTGACAGTAATTACTGTGTCGCACTCATATAATTCATCAGGTATTTCTGGTAACTTGTTAACATATTGTCTTTCTACAGAAAACCCAACGCCTGTTCCATTCATAAGAATGCACATAGCTTCGTCAAAAGATTTTGGATCATCTACAGGCAAATAAGAGCAATTATATCCAGCGACATTGTCTCTGTCTAATGCTTTACCAGCGGTCATTAAAGCCCGCATACTTGGCATAACTTCTAGATTAAAGATAGCGTCAAATACTTCTTGCTTTAACTTTTGATCAACCGTCCATCCCTGGCCTGTTGAAACTTTTGTGAACATATAATCAACATAACGTTGAACTGTTTCGTTCCAATGTTCTCTTCGATTCTTTTCTGGCAAAAATCTTGCATAACGGCTCTTGTGGATAAAACTTTGATATACGTTCATTTCGGACATTTACTTACCTCTTTTCTTGCAATTTTCGCCATGATGTTGCTTATAATTACCAGGATCATATAATCCTAAGCAATGCGGACATTGTTTCTTTTCTGGAGTTTTATATTTATTTGTTACTTTATTAGGGTTATGATCGCATATGTTAACATGTCTTTGAAACCCTGTAATACTGAATAAACCTTTACAATGAGGACATTCTTTTTTGGTTTGAGATGAATGCCTACCTTCTTCGATCAATTTTAAAGCATTTTTTCTTTTCCATTCACTATCTTGGAAAGGATTAGTTCCTGCAGCAGATCTTAATTGCGCTGGATGTTTGCCTTCTTTTGCTAATCTTCTATGGACATGTCCACCCTGAAATGGATGTCTATTTTCTTCTGCCATTTTTGTGGCATTTCTTCTAGACATTTCAGAAATTATTTCAGGAGATAAATTCATTTTAGCTGCTAATCTATGACAAGCAGCCCAATCTCCCTGATCGTGATGGACTTTATAATGCTCTTTGATACTTAGAGCAACTAAATTTGATGGGTCGTTATTCTTACGGTTTCCGTCAATATGATGGATGTCATAGGTTCTCCCATCCTCATCTCTAGGAATAGGTCCAAAATGCTGTTCGTAAATACGACGATAAATAGTCATAGGCTGGCGCTCCCAATTAGCGTTAGAGTCCGTGGGAATTGGCGTTCCGTGACGGACATTAACACTATTTAGTTTGAGAGCGTTTTTATTCATTCTACTACCTCTTTGCCTACATCTGGACCAAAGTCCACTTCTTTGTTCTCTTTAGCCTTGTATATATATCTCTTCTTTTCGTCTACTGTCCATATAGGAGCGGCATATGGATTATGTTGATCAAAAAGTTCTAAGTATTCTTCT